GACTCGTAGATCACTACACCCAGATCTTGATAATAAAATTTTGGATAAAACTTTTAACTATGCTCCATTAATCGAGTACTATTACGATATGAGTGCAGTTAAACCAGTCTTGCAAAATTACATAACTACTACCTCAAACACAAAGGAAGATCAGTACCTAAAAACTACTGCAAAACCTTACGAAATTTGGGCATACGAAAGCAGTTCAATTTACAGTGCATGGCTGAATAACCAATTAAATACTGGAGACAGTTACCTAGATTCTACTGGTAAATTAGTCTCAGTTAAAATGAATGGGCCCAAAGATTCTTTCCTTGATCACTTAGGCAAATATGTGGTAGTTGAAGGTTATCGAGACCTGAGCCTAACCTCTAGATTTCAAGATTTAACCCAAAGTTTTGTTGGCAAATTTCAATTCAAGCAATCCGAGCATGCAGTTGTCTATAAAGCAGTTGCCTCAACTGAAGTTACTCCAAATATGACATTTAGCGCGCTAGTTAAATTCAATGCAGGATCACAGACCATCCGAATATTTGATGGATATGATAACATCAATAGTAAAGGCTTAGTCATCTCCTGTGGAATAACTGACGTTTCTGGATTACCTAGCGTAACGATTCACGTAAGAATTAATAGCAGTCAATACTCATTTACTGTTGGCGAATTGTTATACGATGAATGGTATTCAATAATCGTTCCAGTATCCGCTCAATACGGCCAGCTTGAAGTTAACGTATATGAATTTAATCAGGACCCAGCGAATATTAAAAACTACAATCGACTTGACTTAGTATTTAACGGCTCAGCTAAACCTGGAACATTTAGCTTTGTAACTACTCAAAATTGGGCTCTACCTTCTGCTAATTATTCAATTGCAAATGTTAGACTATTTAATACAATGGTTCAGTCAGAGGATCACGAATTTATAGTGAGTCAGCTATTCGTTAGAGACGAATCTACTCTAGCTATAATTGATAATGCTCGACCTCGACTAAATGTACCATTCATTGCAATAAACAAATAACAATTATGTATAAAGATCTAAATCAACAACGTCTTTTTGACAACGTAAATATTGGATTCGAATTTGAATTCTTTTCTCCAATCGGTAGGGCTGAGCTTGCTGAAAAATTGGAAGTATTACTTGGCAAAAAAGTAATCAGCACAAACGAATACAATTCAGATATTGCCGTAAGTTACTCAGAATTCAAATTAGAGCCAGATTTTTCAGGCGGATTTAAAATGAATGAGCTTATTACTGGAGTAATGCCATATAATGAAGCAATTCACGTTATGTATAAAGTTATGAATTTTATCGATGAAAATGGATTCACGACCGAACGTACTGGACTGCATATTAATATGTCACTAAATGAATTTGATCTTGGTTTAAGAGAGCGTCTTCAGAATCTAAATGTTTTTAAGTACATTCTTGGACTAAATGAGGAGAAAATCTTTGACATGTGGCCTTCTGCTAAATCTAGAATTCAAAAGATTTACAAGAATCCAGTAACAAATATTTACCCTAAAAATAAGTTCCTAGCTGAGACGTCAATCGCCTATTCAAAACCCAGCAGTCCACTTGAATTTAATTACCCTCAATCTAAATACTTTGGAATTAATTTCGATAAGTTAAAAGACGGTTACGTTGAAGTTAGATACGCAGGTGGAGCCGACTATCAAAATAAGAGATCTAGTGCAACTAACTTAGTTAACTACATAGCCGAGTCTCTGTACAACACGCTTCAATCTAATTACCAATACTCAATTGATGAACAGAAAAAAGTTCACGATGTTTTGAAAAAACAAAGAGATAACACTCTTGCTCTAAAGTCATACGAAAATTTCACTAAGAATTTTCCAAATATCGATCTTTACGTTGACTTAAAAGATGACCCTCGTATTCTTGAAGCAAATTACCTAAAGGTTAGAGATAGCCTATTTGACTTAATTACTTTTGGCCAAATGACTAAAGGTTCTATTAACTATGATACTGATACGGAGAGAGTTCAATTAAAAGATTCTTCGTTAAAGGAAGGATTTGGAATTAAAGGGCTTGACTTGATAAATTGCTCAATTGAGGCAGAGATTACAGACTGTATGCTTTATGGCTGCAAAGTAAGATCATCACATATAACCGAATGTCGAATCCTAACCGGAAACGATATCCGATACTGTCACCTAGACGAGTGTATGTTTGAAAAAGGTAGCGTTAATCGAATAGACCTTAGTTATATCAAAAGTTCTCCAGAAAGTGTCATCTATGCTAATCTAAATGAGTGTATCGTTAGATCAGGTATTATTGCACTAGATGCAGAAGTTGATAGTAAAACAGAAGTTCTTTCAGGTACAGCAAAAGGCAGTAAAAATCCAATAAAATAACGATTCTTCTTTCAAGTTAATAAATAACTAAAAAGTTAGATACTTTAAATAACGATGTCAATTCAATTAAAAATTTCAAGTGTAAAATCAATTAACGGTGCTAGCTTAACTAGCGTTGTTGATTTGGCTAATTTTAATTTTAGCACAATAAAGTCAGCAATAACTGAGTTTCTATCAGCCGTTAACTTCGATCAAACTGGTGGAGTTTCAGTTGACATTGAAGGAATTTCAGCAAACACAATCATCGTTAGGCAAGGTCTAACTGTATACGGTGCACAGCAACAAAATGGGTCGTATCCTGAAGTAATAAAACTCTACCCAACTGGCGCAATCACCGGTAAAAATGCGGTAATGGAAGATGTAGTTGAAGGTAAAAGGCTTCGACTTAAAGTATACGGAGCAATTCCGCCAACTGGAGTTCCAGGAGAAGTAATCTACATTACTCAACAGGGCGGCCGAATTGAAGGATTTTATGGATATTTAGTATCAACTGGCTGGACGCTACTCAGCGGAGGCGGTGCAGGTTCTTGTAGAGCGGCTGTAACCAGATCGGTAACGCCAAATGTAATTACTGGAGACTCTGCTTTAGTTTCACCAGGATTACTTCCGATGCCCGCGCCGATCACGACTAGTGAGTACTTATTGTTCATTAACGGCCAACAAATAATCATAGGAGATGGCACCAAAGTAGCGCCAGCGTACTTTAGTAAAGACAATGGGACTACTGCAAGTAATTACGGGGCAGTTGATTCAACTGATGAACTTTATTGGAACACTTCTGTTGCTGGATATGGACTAGACGGTGGCGATTTTGTAACTCTAATTTACACATCAGCTGATCCTTATTGCGGAGCAGCTGGCGTTTTATGTACGACCGAAATTGTGCAAGCTGGTCAAAGTTCAACGAATCACCCACAGGTTGGAGTATCGGTTGTGTTAGATACAAACGCTACAGAATCTGCGCCAATCACAGTATGTTCTGTACCAGCGCCGACTCTATCTCCATCTGGTATTTTACCGGCAGGTTATTACTTAAATAATGCAGCAATGGCATTTGATATTTCAACTCCATTAACTATTGGAGCTCTTCTTGAATTTACTCTACCTCAAGCAATGACTGAGCCGGTATTTGACACAGTTCGAATATTCCATAATGTAAATGGAGTCTATGTTGATGAAACTGTCTTAACTGGACCGTATGCTCCTGACTATGCAACTAGAAAAATATGGGCGCAAGTAACCTCATTTAGTCCTTTTTACGCTATTCCTTTTCAGGCTACTCCAACTACAACAACTACAACGGTTTCGCCTACCTTGACTACTACGATCGCACCAACAAGTACAACAACGACTTGTGCTCCAGGCTCAATTAATTACTCAGTTGCTGAAAACTTAAATGCAACAGTCATATCATTTATAGGAACTCCAACTGGTCCGTATTCAGTAGTCTTTGCGTCAGCAGGTGGACCTACCTACAATCTGACTGAATTGCATGGAGTTAACATAAGTCTTTCATGGATATTTAACAGAACTGATTCTGAGTACTTATCTTCAAATATTAATACCGTATATGGTACGTACACGTTTACCAATGCGGCAGGCTGCCAATACGTAGTTAACGTTGAGTTTGGTGCAGTTACCACAACAACTACCACCGCTGCTCCAACCACTACGACGACAATTGCGCCGACTACTACGACGATTGCACCGACTACCACTACAACAATCGCTCCGACTACTACTACGACAATTGAGCCGACTACTACTACGACAATTGAGCCGACTACCACTACAACAATCGCTCCGACTACTACAACGACGATTGCTCCGACTACTACAACGACGACGATTGATCCATGTAGCGAATTCACAGTTACTCCATCCCAGACTGGCGAAAGTCAATATACTTTTCAAGTTACTGGGCCTGGAGGATTACTTTATACGATCCAGCAATTTGCCGATATTATTTACACAGGTACAACTAGAATTCCGGCTGAAAATTTAGCGCTAATCGATGGACCTCTCAAAGTAACAATTAACTCGACATGTACATTCTGTTATGAATTTGATGCAGGTGCTCAAACTTTAACTGTGATAGATTGCGGACTGTATAGCGGAATTACTACTACGACTACAACGCTAGCGGCAACGACCACAACCACTACGCTTGCTCCATCAACTACCACTACTACTACAATTGGATGCCCATCTGTATCAATTGAGTATTATCAAGACCGTGAGGCTAAGACTATATCGTTTGTTTTATCAACAACTGAGTATTCAGTAATTCAAATATTTGATAATATAAACGCGCCTATTTCAGAAGGTATGTATACTGTAACAATCGACGGATCTGATACTATAATCGAAGGTATATTTACAATCGACCCAATTGGTAAGTGGAAAATCATATTAGATGAGTGTCTGTATGAAGTTAACGTAACTGAATATCTAACTACAACTACTACCATTAGAGGATAAACCTTAAGCCAATTAGTAGTATAAATTAGTATGCTAACTAAGAAGACTATATTTATGTCCGCTCAGCCGGACCACCCGTATTTTCATTGGCAAGTTGAGGTAGTAATTCATAATTTTATGAAGAGCGGAATAAACCCTAACTGGATAGATATTCTATTTGCCTATGATAATGAACCTTCGCCTGAAGGTAGAGCTCTTGCTTCCAAATATCCAATGGTAAGATTCTTTTTCTATAAAAAGAGAATAACTGAAAATTATGGATACATTCCGATCCTAAGACCTGATATTCTAGAACAGCACTTTAGAGCTCATCCGGAACTTCGTGGAGAAACTGTCTTTTACCATGATTCTGATATTATTTTTAGAGAACTTCCTAACTTTGATGCCCTACATGGAGATCTTTATTGGTACGTAAGCGACACAATTTCATACATTGGTGCGAAGTACATTAAGAGCAAATCAGAAGATATTTTCACAGATCTATGCAGTCTTTCAGGAATTCCACCGGAATTAGTGGAAGCAAATGAGGCTGGCTCAGGCGGTGCTCAATACTTAATGAAAGGTGTAACTGCCGATTTCTGGAAAGAAGTAGCCGAGGACACATTGACTATTTACAAGTACATGTGTGATAGAGAGCATCAAGACCGCTCTAATTTATCTACAGAAGAAGCGGCTCAATTTAATCCAATTCAAAAGTGGTGTGCTGATATGTGGTCAGTTCTTT